GAATGATGGAGACGATTGTTCTCTCTTCATTGAACAAGAAGATTTACCCAAAGTAATTGCAGGAATTAGCGCGTATTTCCTGAACCTAGGATATACATTAACAGTAGAAGAACCTGTGTTTCAATTGGAACAAGTTGTGTTTTGTCAAGCCCAGCCGGTCTGGGTTGATGGAAATTACACGATGATCCGAGACCCAAGAGTATGCATGTCGAAAGACTGTAGTATTCTCACAACACTCCCAAATAAGAAGGTTTATCACCGATGGCTAAGTGCCGTTGGTGCTGGCGGTCTGTCAATGACCGGTGGCATTCCTATTTGGCAAGATTTCTATTCCACAATGTTAATAGCCGGTCAAGGTGCAAAACCCTTGAACGATTTAACCATGCAAACTGGTATGAAAATTATGGGCCGTGGTATGACTAGATCATACAAGGAGGTTGATCCTCTTACCCGTGTTTCATTTTATTATGCATTCGGGATTTGTCCTGATGCACAAACAGCTATCGAATCCAAACTCACTTCAATTGAGTTAGGTGAATATGGGGTCCACAATGAGGACCTCGATTTGCCTTTAACATAATAGTACGAAGAGCCGCCGGGAGGGCGGGATAAAAGTCGCAACCCAAGAAGTCCACCTAACTTGTAAAATAACGGATCGTCCGAAGACGTGAAACTACTTAGCTTTATAGTATCAAGCATGGGGTTGTGTTATGTAATTGCCCAAAACTATTATTTTAGTACCAAACAGAAGGTCAAGAGACTACACGGCGCTTCCACAGGTTTTAACACGATGTATAGTCCCCGTTCGCATAGGGTATCCCATACTATGCCGAAAACAAAACAAAACAAATCCAAATCAGTCTCCTCAGCTGGTAAGGTTAAATCTCTCGAGGCGAAAATCAACAACCTTGTTCTTCAGAACAAGAAACCCAAAACACAAAAACAAAATAACAATAAAGCAACCCCATTTGCAACAACCGGATCCGTTCTTGGTCGTAGCATTGGGGGTATGTTTGGTAATTCTGCAATCGGTGCCGTCGCTGGACGATGGCTCGGTTCTGGTATTGGCTCGATTTTTGGATCAGGTGACTATCAACAGATGGGCACCTCTCCTAAGTATAATGTTATTACTAACGGCTCCCAAATGCCCCAATTTGACACCACGAAGCAAACGAACATTGTTTGTCATCGCGAGTATCTTGGGGATATTCAAGGCACTGCCGGTTTCGTAAATACCTCTTATCCTTTAAATCCTGGCATGTCCCAAACATTCCCATGGCTATCAACTGTTGCCCAAAACTATCAGGAATATCGCATTCATGGTATTGTTTTTGAGTTTCGTTCCCTAATCACGGATTTTATTACCTCAGGTGCCCCGGGGGTTGTCATTATGGCCACAAACTATAATGCTGACTCCCCTATCTACATCACCAAACAACAAATGGAGAATTCCGAATTTGCTGTCTCAGTCAAGCCAACCATCAATATGATGCACGGTGTTGAATGTGCTCTAAGTTCTACCGTTCTCCCACAAAAATTTGTACGTTCTGGTGCTATTGGTCCTAACCAGGACCTAAGATTGTATGACCTCGGTAATTTCCAGTTCGCAACACAACAAAATCCTGTCCAGGATATTGGTGAACTCTGGGTTTCTTACTGCATCGAATTTTATAAACCAATCATCCCCATCGACGTAGGTGGGGAGGTACAAAGTTTTCACACTGGTCGTGGATCGGTAATTACAGCTGCCCCGCTCGGATCAATCCTGTCTTCAAACACCGGTTCTCTCCTTGCTACTGTAACGTCCAATTCCATCCTGACTTGGTTTGCCCAACCTCAGCAAAGTTATATCATCACCCTCAATTGGACTGGTGCATTAACTGCCTTGGTGGTGGCCCCGACAATCAATGTCACCGGATTATCCAGTGTACTTTTATTGGCAAATGATGCCACTAGTGAGATTGTTGCTCCTGCGGCCGTAGCAACCACAGCCTCTTTATCTATGATATTGACTTTCAAATGCAACCTGCTAAGTCCTGGAAATGTGTCTATCACATTTTTATCTAACGGTGTATTCCCAACCAGCTGTTTTGTTGACGTCTTTGTTAACGAGCTGGATAACGGAGTAACCAACTAAGATTCCTTGAGTCCGACTATGTTAAAGACGATTAAACTATTACAGATCCAGTCCACTTGTAACCAATGACTAAAAACTTATGGAGTTGCACCATTTACCACGGTGCTCCCACAACTTGGAAATAGTTTCTTGCGGCCCTCATCTTCTCATCTGGATGTGTTGCTGGTCCACTTAGAATATCTATTTGGGTACAGAATTTGGTCAAAGTAAAATTGTCAGAGAGTCCCCTGTGTGAGGATTTATTCACACCTTCAAGCTATAAAAACACAAAATGCAAAATGAAAGTTCCAAAGTACTTGGACACCTTGAAGCCCGTACTACCGGTAAAGTAGTGTCGCCTAAGAACGTCATCTGAAGAGAAACTTCCCATCCATGGGTGAACTGGTAAGGCAGCCAAGGGGCTCCCAAAAGGGTTAATCGCCT